GGCGACAAAAATCTCCCCCCCTGCTTTGGGGGGTGTTTCTGGTGGCTGCTAGGCGGCGTCGGGTTCCGGTTTCTGAGGCTACTCCTGCGCCTGTGGCTGTGGATGTTCCGGAGCCGTTGCGCCCGTTGGGTCGGGATGGTTCGGCGATGTGGGGGCGCGTGTGGGAGTCGGGGGCGGCGTGGATTTCGCCGGTTACTGACATTGATCTTGTGCAGATTGTTTGTGAGTCGGCAGATGAGCGGACTCGGCTGCGCTTTTTGGTGATTTCGGATCCGGAGGATTGGCGTCAGCGGGCGCGGCTTCGGGAGTTGGATTCGCAGATTGTTTCGCAGTTGGCTGCGTGTGGGTTTACTCCGGTGGAGCGTGCCCGTTTGGGTTTGGCGGGTCCGGGGGTTCCGGAGGCGGTTGGGAAGTTGGCCCAGTTGAGGGCTGTCGCTGATGAACGTCGGAAGTGAGACGCCGCGGCTGTTTACTCCGCCGCTGCGGGAGTTGACTCCGGAGACGTCGCGCGGGTTTCAGGCTGTGTCGTTTGCCCACGACGTTTTGGGTGTGGAGTTGTTGCCTTGGCAGGAATGGCTGCTGATACACGCCCTGGAAATGCTGCCGGATAAGTCTCTACGGTTCCGGACTGTTGTGCTGCTGGTGGCCCGGCAGAACGGCAAGTCCACGCTGTTACAGATCCTCGCGTTGTATTTCATGTATGTGCGCGGTTTGCCGATGGTGATTGGGACTGCGCAGAATCTGGATATTGCGGAGGAAGTGTGGCAGGGCGTTGTGGATCTCGCGGAGGGCGTGCCCGAGTTGGCGGCGGAGATCGAAACGGTGGACCGCACGAATGGGAAGAAAGCGCTGGTTTTGACCGGGGGGCAACGGTACAAGGTTCAGGCTGCGAATCGGCGTGGGGGCCGCGGCTTGTCGGCGGATCTCGTGATGATGGACGAACTGCGTGAGCATCAAAAGTGGGATGCTTGGGCGGCGATCACGAACACGACGTTGGCCCGTCCGCAGGCGCAGGTTTGGGCGGCGTCGAACGCGGGCGATAAGCGAAGTGTGGTGTTGGCCCATCTGCGGCGGGCTGGACATGCGGCGTTAGGTGATCCGGACAAGATTGTCGGCGAGACGGAACCGGATGATTCTGGGACGTTGGGCATCTTTGAGTGGTCGGCGGCTCCCGGGCTCCCGGTGGATGATCCGGAGGGGATCCGGGCTGCGAATCCGGCGTTGGGTTACACGCTGACGGAACGCACGGTGGAGTCGTCGCGGCAGTCGCAGACGGTGGACGATTTCCGCACGGAAAACCTGTGCCAGTGGGTTGATGATTTGACTGACCGGCTGGACGATTTGAACGTCACAACGTGGTCGGCATGTTTGGACGATAAGGCTGCGCCGTCTGGACAGTTGGCTTTGGCGTTGGACGTCGCCCCGTATGGGGCGGCTGCTTCGATTGTGGTTTGCGGTAAGGACAGCCGCTCGCCGCTTCCGGTGGTTGAACTTGTGGACCATCGGCGCGGTACAGGCTGGGTGGTGGCTCGGGTCGCTGAACTGTGCAGCAACCATGGGATTCCGTCTGTGGTGTTGGACGGTTCCGGCCCGGTCGGTGCGCTGATTCCCGATTTGGAGTCTGCGGGTTTGACGGTGAAACCGTTGGATGCGAAGGCGGTTTTGCGGGCGACTACTTCGATGGTTTCCTCGGTTGCCGGCGGCGTGGTGAAACATAGGGGACAGCCGGAACTGTTGGCGGCGGTCGCGGGTTCGCGGAGACGCCAGTCTGGGGACGGTGAACGCTGGTCCCGAGCAAATAGCAACGTGGACATTTCTCCGCTTGTCGCGGCGACCTGGGCGCATTGGGCTTGGGCGACGTTCGATGAGCCCGACATACTCAACTCTGTTTGGTGAAAGGAACCTCTGTGCGCCTTGTCACCACGCTTATCGAACTTGTCGCGGTCGCTTTGATCGTCGCCGGGTTCGCGCTGGTTTACATTCCGCTGGCTCTCGTTGTCGCCGGTCTGTTGCTGCTGGCGATCTCGTGGAGGGTGAACCGGTGAGCCTATTTTTCAGATCGGAGCAGCGCGCTTCGGGGGCGTGGCCTACCCAGTTGATTCCTTCCCGTCTGACGTCTAACGGGATCCCGGTGACGCCGGATAACGCGGCGGGCATTGTCGCGTTCGGCGCGGCTGTCCACATGCAGGCTTCGATCATCGGCATGTTGCCTGTGGATATCTACACGGGGTCGGGCGCGAATCAGCGGCCCGCTCCGCGTCCGCTGCTGCTGGTAAACCCGGGCGGTAGGCAGGCGTACGGCTGGGGCGACTGGCTGTATCAGGTGATGGAGTCGGCAGGGTTCCGCGGTAACGCGGTGGGCCAAATCGTTGAGCGTGACGGGAACGGAACCCCGGCAACTATCGTGTTGGCTGACATGTCCACGGTGTCGGTTGATCGGGACCGGAACGGGGAAGCAGTTGAGTGGCGGATCGGCGACGCGAAGGTGGACCGCCGCGACATTTGGCATTTTCGCCGCTATCCGAAACCGGGCCAGATCCTCGGCATGTCACCGATCCAACAGTATGCGTCCACGTTGGGTTTGGCGTTGTCCTCGGAGCGGTTCGGCGCGGACTGGTTCACGGAGGGCGCCCACCCGTCAGGCATTTTGACGACGGATCAGAGTGTTCCGCAGGATGCTGCGGCTGCGATCAAAAAGCGGTTCATGGAGGCGGTCCGAGGGAATCGGGAACCCGCCGTGTTGGGGCAGGGCGTGAAATATGCGCCGATCCAAGTGTCCCCGGAGGAATCGCAGTTCCTCGCAACGCAACAGTTTTCGGCGGCGCAGGCGGCACGGATCGTGGGCGCCGGGTTCGCCGAAATCTTGGGGTACAGCGTCGGAGATTCCACGACGTACCGCAACATTGAACAGACCGGGATCCACCTGCTGACGTACAGCATTGACCCGTGGCTGACCAGGCTGGAGGAATCTATCAGCGCTCTACTTCCTCGGCCCCAGTTCATCAAGTTCAACCGGGCGGCGCTGCTCCGCACGGATCTCGTAACCAGATACACCGCATACCGGACCGCTTTGGGCCCGGCGGAACCGTTTACCACTGTCAATGAAGTGCGCGCGTTGGAGGACGTCGGCCCTGTCCCGTGGGGTGACGAGAAACCTTCGCCGGCATCTGTCCCCACATTGGAAGGGTCTACCCCATGACGTCTGAATCACGCACCCGCCCCGGTGTGGAGTTACGGGAGTCGGCTACCGGCGACGGCTACATGTTGTCCGGCTATGCGTCCGTGTTTGATACGCCCTACCCGGTGCGGGATTCCCTCGGCGAATATGAGGAAACGATCCGCTCGGGGGCGTTCACCAAGGCGCTGCAGGAACGTGACGATGTGCGGCTGCTGCTGAACCACGACGGGGTGCCGCTGGCCCGCACCAAGTCTGGAACTCTCACCTTGTCGCAGGACGATGTTGGTCTGCGCGTGGAGGCACATCTTGATTCGGCGTCGCCCACGGTCGCGTCGGTGAAATCGGCGATGGACCGCGGCGACATGGACCAAATGTCGTTCGCGTTCCAGGCGGTCCGCCAAGAATGGAACAAGGACTACACGCAGCGTTCCATCGTGGAAGCGAAACTGTTTGACGTTTCCGTGGTCACCTTCCCGGCGTCACCTACCACGTCGGCGGTTCTCCGCTCCGACGACACGGTGGCCGGCCAGGTCCGTGCGGCTGCTGTCTGTGAGCAGGCGGCACGCGAGTTCCGCGCGGGGAAAGCAATCGAAGGTGACCTGCGGGATCTGCTGCTGCAAGCGTTGGGCGCGATAGACGCGGGCACCGAAATCATTGAAGATGCCGCCGACGTCGTGGAAGCCGCTTTGGGCCTGTCCCCGTTCGCCGACCCGGACGACATGCCCGAGTCTGAGCCGACGTCTACGAACTCGGCAACTGTTCTGCTGGCGCTTCGCGCGGCAGCACTAGACCTGTAACCGGGTCTCCATATTCTCCCGGCCCCGCGCCGGGTCAGCACGGTTCACGCCGCACTTGACGCCGCCCCGCTTCGGGGCACTTCGGGTGCACCTGTCCTCGGGCTACAGCACGACCATTCACCCCCTAAACATGGAAGGACACAACCGTGTCTGTCATTGACACGCTTCGGGATTCCCGCAGCGCGAAGAAAACAGAACTGGACGCGATCCTCGTGGACGAAACCCCCGATGAGGCGCGCGCCGCAACCCTGATTGATGAGATCAAGGCTATGGATGCCCGGATCTCCGACCTTCAGGAAATGGAAGCGCGCGAAGCGACCGTGGACAAGGCGGAGGCTGCCGCTGGCGCCGTGCGCGATGAGCGCGGCACTGACCTTGGCCGCGCCGTGGTCACGTCGGAGGAACGCACCTACACCGCCGAGAAGGACCGTGCCGGTGCCGCATCTTTCTTCCGGGATGCTTTCCTGGCGGAGCGCGGCGACTTTTCCGCCGGGGAGCGGCTTGCCCGCCACGCACGCGAAGTGCAGGTGGAAGGTGAGGGTGTCTCCAAGCGTGCCACCACCACTTCATCGTTCGCCGGTCTGGTCGTGCCCCAGTACCTGGTGGACCTCGCAGCGTTGGCGCTGCGCAACGGACGTCCGACTGCGAACGTCTGCCAGCAGTTGCCGCTGCCCGATCAGGGAATGTCGCTGATCATTCCTCGCGGCACTACCGGTGCGGCTGTCGCGTCGCAGGCCACAGAAAACACGTCGGTGCAGTCCACCGATGAGGTGTGGTCGAACCTGACTGTTCCGGTGGTCACCATCGCCGGCCAGCAGGACGTTTCGCGCCAGTCGTTGGAGCGTGGCATCCCCGGCCTGGATGGTCTGATCTACACCGACCTTGCCGGTGCTTATGCGGCTGAACTTGACCGTCAGGTTCTCCACGGCACCGGCGCCTCGGGTCAGGCGCTCGGCATCACGCAGACCTCCAGCATCTATGCGGCTACCGCGTTCGGTGCTGCTGTGTCGGCAACCAACTTCACGCTGAAGGTGGCCGGTGCTGTCGCCGGTATCGCGGGCGCTGGCACGGCGATTCAGCCGCGCGTCATCGTGATGCACCCGCGCCGTTGGGGTTGGCTCCAGTCCCTCGTGGACACTGCCGGTCGCCCGTTGGCGGTCGCGCAGCCGGTCGGCCCGTACAACGCGGGCGCGTTCATCACCAACCCGGGCGCCTACTCGGGTGACGGTTCCTCGGTCGGCGCCCCGGCGCAGATCGTCGGCGTGTTGGCGAATGGCCTGCCGGTCATCACCGACGCGAACGTCACCACCACCGCAGGCACGATCAACGAGGACTTGGTGATCGTGTTCGACAACTCCCAAGCGCTGCTGTGGGAGGAGTCGCAGGCACCGCGACAGCTGCGGTTCGAGCAGACCCTCGGTAATCAGTTGACCGTCAAGATCGTGGCCTACGGCTACGCGGCGTTCACCGCTGGTCGCTACCCGGGCGCGTTCGGCAAGATCGGTGGGCTGGACACCACCACCAACGGGCTTATCGCCCCGTCGTTCTAACCGTCTGTCTCATCCGCCAGGGCGACCCTCTGGCGGTTGGGACTGTTGGTTGCGAACCTTATGAAAGGAAACCCCCGTGGCTCAGATTGAGGATTGGCTAGCCGAAAACTACGCACAGGTGCGGCTGGACCGCGGCTGG